CGGGTTAACTTTATTGCTAACCCACAACAACGTGATACCTCTGGCAGCAAAGACTTTCGTTTAATCAACATGATGCCGGAAGTTGTTACTAGTGCCATTGGTGACCAAAAGAAATATTACATTAAGAGTCGTCCTGGAATGACTACTTCCTACACCACCAACACTGCTGTTGGACGTGGGATGTACAACTGGGTAATTAGTGGTACTTCTTACATTATGAACGTAAGTGGTAACAAAGTTTATGCCAACGGTTCTTTAGTACTAACTCTGGCGACATCCACTGGACAAGTCGGTTTTACAGAGTTTGTTAGTTCTACGGGTGTAGTAACTTTGGTACTACTTGATGGTACTAACGGGTATGTTTTTACTAACTCAAGTACCTACACACAAATTACTGACGCAGACTTTCCTACACCTCATATTCCCCATCCAGTGTTTCTAGACGGGTATTTGTTTGTAGCTAAAGCTTCTACACAAGACATTTACAACAGCAACCTTGATAATCCGTTGTTATGGACTGCTGGAGATTTTATCTCTGCTGAAATGTATCCTGACAAGATTGTTGCTCTATCTAAAAACAACAACTACATCTATGCCATTGGATCAAACTCAGTTGAATACTTTTACGATAATGCAACAGCTACAGGTTCTCCGCTGGCTCGACATGCTAGCGCGGTACAACAGTTTGGTACAGTTGCTCCTGCCTCCGTTGTTCAAACAGAAAAAGAAGTTATCTTTGTAGGTGAAACTGGTAATGGAGGGCACACAGTCTGGACCATTGACGGTTTTAAAGAAAAAGAAATTGGTATCCCTGCTATTAAGTCAGCTCTGTTGGGTGAAGGCAGTACCTTATTAAATGCTACAGCCTTCTGTGTCAGGGTTTCTGGACAGAAATGTTATGTCATTTGTTTGTCTACAAGAACACTGGTATACAGTTTTTCTACAGAAATGTGGCATGAATGGGCAACAAGTTCTTCAGCATTTACTGGTAACTACGGCACAGACGGTCCTAACGGTAGTGCTTACATCTTAGATAAATCTAATGGTAAGGTTTACCAAATGGATGAAATGAAGTACACGGATGCAGGAACTGCCATTACATGTACAGCAATCTCTGCCAAGTTAGACTTTGACAACATGAATCGTAAGTTTATGCATAGACTTACCCTTGTGGGTGATGTGCCTGATGACACCTTAGTAGACAGCACTGTGTATGTTTCTTGGTCAGATGATGACTATAAAACCTTTTCAACACCTGTTGCTCTTACTTTTAATGGAGACCTTCCTGCTATTTTTAGACTAGGCATATTTCGTAGACGAGCTATTAAACTAACGTATGCTCTTCCTCATTTGCTTCGTTTAGAAGGTATGGAAGTAGATATTAATAAAGGAGCTACTTAATGGCTATTGGTCTTCCTCCACCACCTACTCGTGCCGCTAACGGCGACTTTGCATGGGTAGCTTGGTATAACCAACTATACACCCTCCTGTCAACAACAGGAGCTGTTGCATGGTCTCAAGTAGATAAAGCAGGCAGTTCTATTGCAGATTTGCAGAACAAGAACCACGGCTTACTTACTAGTATTTTAGGAAGTGGTCAGTACCACGTAACGTCTCAACAAGCAACAGACCTGAACTCAGGCGTTTCTGGCACATTTACAGCAGGTGTAAAGACAATTACAGTGACTAATGGAATTATTACTTCCATTGTTTAATTAAAGGAATATATTATGGGTTGGTTTACCAAGTTAAGAGATGCAGTAGAAAGTGCTGCAGTAATTGGTGGTAATTATTTTGTACCTGGTTCTAGCATGCTTACATCTCAGCTTGTTAGTGAAGGCTCACAAAAACAATTAAACAGTGATCTTGGACGTGTGGCTCAACTGGGCTCGGGTTTAACTGGTGCTGGTGTTGGTTCAGAATACACAGGTATTCCTGCAAGCGGTGGTTATAGTACATTAAGTAACATGTTTGGTGGTGGTAATGCTGCAACACCAGAAGTAGCTAAAGGTTTAGAAGTGGGAGCAGGCGGTGCTGGTGTTACAGAAGCTACCACAGCGGCTAATGAATTAGGTAATGCTGACAAAGCAGCTATTTATGGCAATACAGGATATGGCGCAGGAATGCCTTCTGAAGTAGTTTCTCAAGGTACTAATATGCCTGTAGGAAATGCTGATAAAGCTGCCATGTATGGTTCCGAGGGTTATGGTCCTATAGCTTCTCCTGCAGAGCTTAATAACACTCAAGGTAGTCCTAGTTTCCTAAACTCAATGATGTCTGGTAACTTTGGAGCTGCAGCGGGTGCTGCTGGTGATTGGGCTGCTAAAAACCCCGTTTCAGCAATTTACGGTGCTGGTAGTTTGTACGACATGTTTGCCAAGAATCAAATGGCAGCAAAACAAAATGCCATGTACCAACAAAACCGTCAAGACATTTTGAACACCTATGCTCCAGGTTCTCCTGAGTACAACTTGCTTAAGCAAGAGATGGACCGTAAGGATGCTGCTGCTGGTCGTAACAGTCAGTACGGCACTCGCGCTAATGAGTTTGCTGGTAAAATTGCTGGTTTGCGTATGAATGCTTTGGGCAATATGCAATCAGGTCAAAATGCCTTGGGCAACCAAGCTTTGGGTAACCAGTTTGGAATGTTTAATACGCCATTGACATTGGCTGCTCTTACTGCCACTTCTAAATAAGGAATCATATGGCTGACTTATCAACCATGTTTAACCAACTTGGCCCTGCAGGAGGTTCTATCCTAGCAGGCGTTCAAATGGGGAATGAGGCTAATGCTGCTAAATCAGAGCAAGCAATGCGTCAAGCTCAAATGGACAAAATCTTGATGGAAACAGATCAAGCTAAGCTAATGAATCCTTTGGAATTACAAGCTAAGCAACAATCCATTGCTGCTGCTGATTTAAAAGCAAAGCAAGAAAAGGATGCCTACCGCGATGAGGTTTTGGGTAAAGCCATTCCAACATTAGCTGGTATCTCTGGTCCAGCTCGTTATGCTGCTGCAGAACAAATCTTTGCACAAGCAGGTATTCCTTTGGACCAAGCGGACAAAGAGCATTTGTTTGGTATGTCTCCTGATGCTATGCTTAAAGAACTTAAAGCCAAGCATGAGTGGTCTCTTACCCAGAACAAGGGTTATCGTCAAGCTATGGATGTGGCACTCACCAATGAGCGTTCACATAAATACAGTTCTGACCAATCTTTGGCAGGAGTTAAATATTCTGCTGATGCCCGTGCTAATGCCCTTGCTGCCAAGAACAAAGGTATTGCTACCATTGAAGATCAGGTTAAATCTGGTAAGATGACTGCAGAGAAAGCTGCTGTTGCTATGTTTGGTGCTGCTCAATTTGAAACAGACCCAACAGAGAAACAACGCCTCGAGAACATGGCTAGACAGTATGAACTGTTTGCTATGAATCAACGCAATGCTTCAGCTTCTGGTAAGGTTGATGTTGGTGCTGCTGCTAACTTGCCAACACAAACATTGCCTCCTGCTTTAGGTACAGCCCCTGCTGCAACTCCTGCTAGTGGTGGTCACACCCTTGCAGACGTACAAAAAATGTATCCTAACGTAGGTGCTGACCAACTTCGTAAGGCTTACAAAGATAAATTTGGAGTTGATTTAAAATGAGTGATCCATTAGGTCTGTTCGCAGACACAAACAGCAACGATCCTTTGGGCATTGATCCATTGGGTTTGTTTGCAACAAAGACTAAGTCTGTAAAAGACCGGACCTTGGATGAACTTAAACAAGCTGTTGACGTGCAACGTGAAGGCTTGACTGGTGCTGCAGAAGCAGCTTTAAGTTTAGGCACAGGAGCTTTGGGCATGGTTGGCGGTATTCCCGTTGCAGCTATGCAAAAGCTCAATGGTGCTCCTGATACATTTGAGAACCTGTATGGTAATGCTGTTCAACGCATGACGTTTGAACCTCGTACAGAAGCAGGTCAACAAACTACTCAGAACCTTGGTGAAGCCATTAACCGTTATGTACTGCCTGCTGCTGTGGGTGTACAAGGTTTGCCTTATGTTAATACCCTTGCTCCTATTCTTGGAACAATGGGTAAGAACCTTACACGTACCAAGGTTCCTGTTCCTAAAGCTGTAGAGACGCCTAAGACTGGCGTTGCAGCCATGAAGGATGAGCTGGCTGGTAAAACAGAGCCTGCTGTAGATGCCAACCTTGAGTTCTACAAACAACAAGCTCTTGCTAAAGAGCAAGCTGCTTTAGAAGCACAACGTGCTGCTGGTGAGCGTCCCATTACTGTTGGACCACAGGGCGTGGAAATGCCTGGCCTGCGTAGTGCTCAAGAAGCTATGGCTAACTTTGACCGTGATGTTCGCCGTGGTGAGCGCCAAGCGCCTACAGAAAGTACAGACACTTTGTTTGTTACTCCTGAAGGTGAGGCGTTGTTTAATCCTCTATTTGAAGATCAACAGCGTGTTAACATGGCTAAAGAAGTTGCTGGTGAACAACAACGTCTGGCTGCTGAGTCTGAATTGGCTCAACGTTCTCAACAAGGTGTGCAAGGCAGTGTGTTTGAACCACAAACAAACATGCACCGTCCGTTCCAAGAAGTGTTTGCTCAAGACCAGAACGGTGTACGTCCTCTGTCTAAAGCAGAGTTCATTGAAACCTTGGATAACTTGGCTAAAGAACCTGGCACTGCTTTCCAGATGCCAGAGAACATTACAGAAGCCTACCAGAAATACCTTGAGCATCCTGCTCATGGACAACAAGATTTCTTCGGTGCTCACGAAGTTCCTGTAGAAGCAACACATAAAACTCTGGGAGAAATGACTCCAGCAGAGAAAACTAAATTTACTAAGGCTGGTAAGAAACTAGGACTTACCCCTGAGATGGAACAGCGCATGCGTGAGCAAGAGTTGTTCCCAGGAATTACCAAACTTCATGCCAACTTTGACCCAGAAGCTTTTAAAATGGCGGGTTTGAGTGCTCA